TTGACGGTCTCCACGTAGGTCATCGAGCCGGGGTCATAGAATCGCGCCGTGCCGTTTGCCGTGGGCAGGTCGACCGCCGGGACGTCCGGGTAGGTGGCGCCCATTAGTGTGATATCGGGCATGGCAGCCCCCTAACTGATGGACAGAATCTTGGTCGTGGCGTCCTGAGAGATAGTCGGCATGGCGAGCGTCCCGGTCACTCCGAGGATGCTTTTCCCGGTGAGGATGTTCCCGGCCACGCAGTCGGTGACATTAGTCAGGGACACGGTGCCGCCAGTGGTGTAGCCCGCCGGGATGGTGACGGTCCCGGCCTTGGCGCCGATGGTGCCTCCGGTGGACCCGTTGTTTGCCATTGACCCGGACACGCTGCCGGATGCGCCGTAGGCGCTCTTGCCGGTCAGGATATCCGAAGCGGACGCGGTGGCGGCGGCGGTGTCGTAGAACTTGGCCGTGCCGCCGCCGGTCTTGGGGATATCGACCTCGGGGACGTTGGCGTAGGTCACGCCGTTGATGATGACGTTTTGTGCCATTGCTTCTCCTTATGAAACGGTGAGGGTCGAGCCGTCCCAAGTGATAAGCCCGTAGTTGCTCGGGATAGGCTCGACGACGATATCCCGGCCCATGGACCGTCCGGCGGTTGCGAGCGTCTGCTCGGACCCGGATGGGGTGACGGTGGTCGGGCCGGTGTACTCCGGCAGCATCCCCCCGATGTAGGGGACGCCGGCCTCCAGCGGGACCCTGCGGGGCGCGTCCACAGCCAGCGGGACCGACTCGCCCCCGGTGACGGTGAGGTGGACGCTAACCATCGAGGACCCCGTCCTGCAGGATCCGCTCGACTGGGATGCTCGCTATGTCGGTGGCGAGCGCCACGGCGCCCCCGACCGTGACCGCCCTCAGCTGGACCTTCACGTCCACGCCCTCGCGCATGGCCAGCGTCTCCGCCTGGGTCAGCTCGGTCTCGATGGTGGTGGCCTCGCCCTCGACCGTGACGGTCAGGTCGGCGTCGGTCTTGACCAGCGGGGCCGAGCCTGTCTGCTTGAAGGCAAGGTACAGCGTCATGCCGGTCAGGTCCGCGTCGACGGTGGCGGTGATTGTCGGTGTGGTGCCGCGCCTCATGCGTCCACCTCCCCGCCGAGCGGGCCGGTGCCGTCCACCTCGGGCAGCCCGGCGATGGACGTGAGCAGCGACAGCACGGCGGCGAGCGCGGCTGTGCCGAGCACGACGCGCCAGTCGATGGCCTCGATGGTCACCCCCGCGGGGATGAGCGCGATGGCGGCCTGCGCGAACGTCTTGAGCGCTCGGACGCCGGCGGCTTTGAACCAGGTCATGTGTGCGGACCTCCTGTCAATCGGCCAAAAACCCCCTCCGATTTCTGGCCCGTCCGGCTTTTTCGGGACTGTGGCAGCCGGCTCCCGCGTGAGAAAGGAGGCACGCTCCTCCGGCCACGTGAATCTTCCCGCGCGCGTTACACGTCACTCGCCGCTGACGGGCAGCGCCACGAGCTCCGCGTACTGCTGGTCCCCTATGTCGTTGCCGCCGAGGTCCGAGTAGGCCTGATGGACCTTTGCGATGTTCTCCCGCTGGTACAGCCCCATCGGGGCGCCGCGCAGCACGTGGACGGTGTGGGCCTCTGTGAGCTGGGTGCGGAGCAGGGCCAGCATACCCTCGCGCATGGCGGCGTCCTCGGCCCGGTTGTCGGCGGCGCTGGTCTTGATGCGCCCGACGACCGCAGCCACGACCGCGCCGATGACGGCCGATGCAGCCGGTGTGACTATCAGGTTCAGCACGTCCAATGGTTAGCGCCCCCTCACATAGATGCGCCGTGTGATGTTCGCGGTGGTCGAGGCGTTGCAGGCGATGTAGTACCCGATGGCCGACGTGGTGACGCTGGTCAGGTGCGCGTCCCACAGTCCGGGGCTGTACGAGACCTCCACCCCCGCCCAGTCGATTGTCGAGAAAAGGCCGGACGGCAGGCTTGTGCTCTGCAGCGCCGAGATGTACCTGCCGGCGTAGGATGACGTGACCGCCAGCGAGCCAGTGATGGTCCGGGTGGCCTCGATGATTGTCCCGGCGGTTCCCCCTGGGCTTTTGGTGATGACCCAGCCCCCTGAGGTCGAGCCGGTGCAGTTCAACCCATTGATGTGCCCATCCTGCCCGACAGAGAAGGCCCTCGAACCGTTGTAGTCGAGCTTCACGACCGAACCGTACGGGTCGCCGGTGTCGATTTGAAACACGACACCGCGTGCGGCGTGCTCCACCGACAGGCTGTCGGCGTCCAGCTCAATGTGCGTGGCGGACGCGTCGCCGATGACCGCGCCCGACCCGTTGAAGCTTGCCGTGGTGGCGCCGTTGTCGTAGAACTCGACCCCGCCGGACGCGAACGCCGCGAGGTCGTCGGTGCCGTCCCGCAGGAGCAGCCCCTGGCTGTTGAGCAGCACGTTGGCGCCGGTGGTGGCATCCTGGTCCCGCTCGGTCACGTGGACGCCCGACGTGTCGGTCCAGACGTGCTGGTTGACCGCCGTGGCGATGGCGGACGCGCTGGTGGCCGTGGCCTGCAGCTGGTCGCCCCAGCCGGTCGCCGCGACGGCGATGGGCGCGCCGTTGTCCACCAGCAGCTGGACCTCGTCACCGCTCGACACCGCCCCGATGACAGGCACCTCGACGACCTCGCCGCCTACATCCACCGCCACAGAGCCGCTGCTGCTGTCGCTCGTCGCCGTGGCCGTGACCCTGCGGACGCCCAGACCGCTGGATGCCTGCGGGCCGAACAGGGCGCGGGCCAGCTCCAGCTCCGTGTGCAGGTCGCTCATGCTACACCTCCTCGAGTGTCAGGCGGGTGCGCATGGCCGGGTCGAGGGTCACTTCCCGCTCGCTTACAAAGCACGTCACAGGGCCGACCACGGCCCCGTCCTCGCTGTCGCTGTACTGCACGCTGCCAACGGTGCCGACCCTCACGTCCGGCCTGTAGAGCATCTCGGCGCTGTAGGTCCTGCGGACGTCGCTCAGCTCGCTCAGGCGCTGCTTGACCAGCTTGTCGAGGATGCTCTGCACGTTCTGGCCCTCCTCGATGGTCGGGGCGGACGCCTCGACGGTCTCCCAGCGCCCGATGCGCTGGAACGCCCACGGGTGGGTGACCGGGACCTTGGCCTCGGCGTAGTAGCGCTTGTCGTCCTTCTCGTAGCTGGCGATGACCCGGTTGCAGATGGCCTGCGCGTTGGTGACGAACTCGGGCAGGAGCGTGCAGTCGACCTCGCCAGGCATGAGCCGCCAGCTCTCGGCGATGGACGCGGGCAGCTGATAGGGGACGAGGCACACGCGCCCCTGCTCGTCCACCTCCACGCGACCGCCGCATGCATCGGCCATGGCGTGGCACTCGCTCAGCACAGACTTGCCGTGCTCCCATACCCTGTTGGCCGACGTGCGGGCGCTGTGGATTTTCGACGATGGGTAGACCCACGGGGTGCCGCCGCTGTTTCTGACCAGCGTCTGGAAGCGGTATGCCACGGCGGCGCCGGTCGGGACGCCCACGTCGGTCTTGGTCAGGTCGGTGTCGAGCCGTCGCATGGCCGAGTGCAGCTCGATGCTGCCTGACTGCCTGCCCTGCAGCAAAACCAGCTCGGCAGGCTCGGGGAAGAGCGTGGCCATGACCTCGGTCCGCAGGCCGCTGCCGTCGTCCCAGTCGTGCCAGATGCGGATGGCGGCGCCCAGGGGTATGTCGGCCCCCGCGTCGAGGTCGAGCGACCCGGTGACGCGCCAGTCGCCCCGCCAGCTCTCGGTGATGCTGCCGCCCGTGACGGAGTCGAGCCAGCCGATGTGCTCGGTCAAGACGCGGTTGTCCACCAGCTCGAAGCGGAAGCTGTTGACCTGGCTAATCATCGGACACCTCGACGCACTGGACGCTGATTGCCCGCAGCTTGGCGGCGGCGTCCGACCCGATGGTCACCTGCTCGATGCCGACCGGGCAGCGGATTCCCTCGGGCAGTCGGAGCACCCATCCGGTGAGCTGGTGCAGCGGCTCGAAGTGCGACTGCCACCAGTCGTCCGTGATGTACCGGCCCGCCACGTCGAAGGTGCGCAGGCTCCCCAGCCCGCGCCTCTGGACGGTGCGCCCGTCGGCCAGCTGGACGGTCTCTGCGACCGGCTCGATGCTCTGGCTGTGCTCCACGTCGTACTCGATGGCGACCTCCCAGCTGCTCGGATGGCAGAAGGAGGCCATGCCCCTCGACGGGATGGTGATGGTCTCGGTGACCGCTCTCCACGCGCTGCCGGTCTGCACCGAGACACGCACCTCCAGCTCCACGTCGAGCGGTGGGGCGAATGCGTAGAGCAGCCACTGCCCGCCGCTGTGGCTCATGACGTAGGCGTCCACCTGCCCGCTGCGGCCCATGCCGTCGACCCATGCGACCACGGCCTGCACGCTGTCCCAGTCCGCCCCGCTCGGGGTGACGGTGATTGCGAGGTCCTGCTCGCTCGCCTGCAGCTCGACTGTCGGCTCCGAGATAGAGCCGGGCGTGTGGGCGCCGATGGAGAAGACGCTCTTGTTGGCGAACCGCTGCAGCCCGTTGACGATGGCCGCGCCGTCGGAGGTCAGGGCCTGCAGGTCGCACATGACCACCGGGTCGCCGTTGTACTGGACGATGTGGCTCTGCGGCTCCGTCCACGTGACAAGGTTCGATGCGCTGCCGTCGGCGCGCTGGTACGGACCACGGTCGATTTGCGTGGTGGCGGTGTCCGAGAAGGGCTTGGCGTACAGCCCGGTCTGGATGCTCGACGCTCCCCTGGGCCAGCCGGTGTCCAGCGTGACGGTGCAGCCCTCGGGGGACTCCTCGCAGCTGTCCACGGTCATGGTCGGGCTGTACCGGACCGGTATGGTGGCGTAGACCCAGTCCGAGCAGGTCAGGTCAGGCTCGTTGAAGACCCTCACGCGCACCTGGCGCTCGATGAGGTCGTAGGTGGTGATGTCGTAGCTGAAGGCCTCGGGCGCCAGTCTGCGGTCGTTGCCGGTGCACACGGTGACGGTGGAGGCCCTGTCGTTGTCGATGTCTGCGCCCTGCCATGTCTCGGGGTAGTCCGTCCACACGTCCGCGCCGGTCCCGTCGAGCAGGATGGCCGCTGCTGGGGCGTAGCGCATGCGGTCGCGCCACTGCACCTGGAAGGTCTTGTACTTGCTCGACCACATGATGGCGCCGTTGCGCCCGGTCGCAGGCACCTCCAGCGCCGTCGAGGTGTGGGCGATGGCCGTCCCGCTCGGGTCGACCGCCCACTGGATTTGGCTCGGCAGCGCGTACTTGTCGGTTAGAACTGCCATTAGCTAGGCCCCTCTCCCCTGCATTGCGCCCACTCGCATCAACTCGGTGAGCAGGTTCACGGCGGCGTCCCTCATCGCGGCGTTGTCGTTGAGGGTGGCGCCGTTCAATGTGATGTTGTAGGTCGGGCCGGTGCTGCCAGCACGCAGCTCTCGCAGCAGCTGGGCCATCTCGACCCGCGTGATGCCCGCTGAGACGGCCTGAGAGCCGTTCTGCGGCCATTTGAGCCGGGTCTCGGGTGCGGGCAGGGTCGCGGCGTCGATGGCGCACTGGGCCATCCCTGCGGCCCTCTTAGCGGCCATGGGCGCGTCCAGCTCGATGCCGCCCGCGTAGCCCTGGCTGAACCACTCGCCGACCTCGCGCATGATGCGGGACGGGGAGTTGGAGTCCTGCGCGGCCTTGGCCGCTGCCACGGCGTCCGAGACCAGCCCGGTGACCGCCTGCGTCACGGTGTACTGGCCGCTGCGGATGCCGTCGGCGTAGCCCTGGGCGAACTGCTGGCCGAGCGTCCACACGTCTGCGGTGTCCAGCCCGGTCTCGGCTGCGCTCGCCAGCGCCTGCGCCGCCGCCTCGGCTGCGGGCGCGCCCGCCGAGATGGCACCGGAGTAGGCGTCCACCGCCTGCTGGCCCCTGCCGCTCACAGTGCCGGTGAACTGGGCGAGCAGGCTGTCGCACTGGCCGGTGTTGTCGCGCCAGGCGATGGTGACCTGCGCCAGCTCGGCGTCGGTCAGCTTGCGCATATCCTCCACCGAGTAGCCCAGGTCGTCGATGTGCTGGGCGAACCCGTCCAGCTCGCCGGGATTCAGGTTGCCGTAGACCGCCGCCTGCGCGCTGGCCCAGTCGCCGGCGCTCTGCGCGGCCCCGTCCGTAGCGGCGGACAGGTTGCCCATGGCCGTCTCGACGTCGTTGATGCTGCCGTTGGTCGCGTCGAGCGTGCGGTTGGCCTCGTCGACGCGCGCCTGCATCATGCGCACGGCGGCGTTGGCCTGGTTGATGTCGCCGACCACCTTGCCCGACTCGATGTCGGCGGCGTACTGCTTGGCCTCGGCGAGGTCGGAGTATGCGTCGCCCACCGCCTGGACGTCCTGCGCCTGCTGGGCGTACAGGTCGGTCAGGGTGTCCTCCATGGCATTGAGGCGTATCTCCTCCTGCTTCTTCTGGATGTACCCGTCGATGGCCTCGGTGGTGTCCATCACAGCGCCCTCTTGGTCGGCGATGACGCCGTTGGCCGCGTCGATGACACTGTACTCGGTGCCGCAGCTCTCGTTGACAAGGTCGACCGCCGCCCGCAGCTGGCCCTGCTGCTGAGCGCTCAGGCCGGTCACGCCGTTGTACTGCTCGATGACCTGCTTGGCGCCCTCGAGGCGGGACACCTCGAGCTGGGTGGCGTCGTTGCGCTCGCTTATCTTCTGGGCCAGCTCGGCGTGGGCGTCCTGCACGTCCTCGAGGGACACGCGGTTGCGGTCGAGCTGGGTGCTGTACTCGTCCACCTGCGCCCCCATGGACGACACAGGGGCGATGGAGCGCTGCACCGCCGACCGCAGGCCGTCCGTGGCCTTCTTGGCGGCTGTGGAGCGCTTGTAGGCGTCCTTGAGCGCGAACACGAGGCCCACGCCTATGGCCGCGACCAGCGCACCCACGCCCATGGCGGCGGGCGACATGGCCTTGGAGAGCAGCCCGATGGCCTTGGATGCCTTGGTGGCCCCGCCCGCGCTCATGGCGCCCTCGGCGCTCAGGCGGGCCAGCGTGGACGCCAGCCCCGCCCCGAACTTGGTGGCCGCTTGCATCCCTCTGGCGAACTTGCCCACGGCCAGCACTGTCGGGCCGATGGCAGCCGCCAGCGCGATGGCCTTGGCGATGTTCTGCTTGGTCCCCTCGTCGAGGTTGCTGAAGGCCTCGTACAGGCGATGGGCGGCGTCCTTGACCTCGTCCAGCATCGGTACGGCGGCCCCGAGGAACTCCTCGCCGAGCTGGATGCCGGTGTTTTTGAGTGCGTTGATGGCGTTGCGGGCCTTGGCACCGGGTGTGACAAGGTTCTCGAGAGCCGCCTGGACGTTGCCCGAGCTGTCGTACATGCCCTGCAGCTCGGCGTTGAACTCGCCCGACCCGGCGTTGACGATGGCCAGCGCGCCCTTGCCCGCTCGCATGTTGCCCCAGAGGTTTGCGAATGCGGTGCTGTCTCCGCCCACACTGTCGGACAGCACCTGCATGACGTCACCGAGCGACCAGCCGTCGGCCATGAGGTCGCTGAAGCTTTTGCCGGTCTTGTCCCTCAGGATGCCGCTGACGTCGCTGCTCTCATCTGCCAGCTCATTGAACATGCCGTTGAGATACGTGGTGGCGTTGGCCGTGTTGATGCCCTGTTTTGTGAGGGTCACGTATGCGGTGTTGAGGTTCTCGAGGTTGACCCCGTAGGCGGCGGCGGTGGGGATGACGGTACCCATCGAAGCGGCCAGCTCGCCCACGGTGGTCTTGCCCTTGTTCTGGGTCTGGACCAGCTCGTCGGATATCTTCTCGGCGTCCTCGGCGCTCATGCCGTAGGCGTTGATGATCGTGGTCAGGGTGTCCACCGCCGTCGCGGTGTCGGTGAAGCCCGCCTTGCTCAGGTCGACCGCCTTGGATGTGAAGTCGACCGCCTTGCTGGTGTCCACCGATGCCGACATGGCCTGGTAAGCGGCCTCGGCCAGCTCGCTGGCGCTGCGGCCCGAAGCCGTGGACAGGTCGAGCAGCCCCGTGGACATGTCCTCGAAGCCCATCTCGCTCGGGTCCATGATGGTCTTGACCTTGGCGAAGGACGTGTCCCACTGGTCGGCCACGGCGATGGACGCGCCCGCAAGGGCTGCGGCGGGACCGGACACGTACTTGGTGATGGCCGTCCCCACGGTCTCGAACTTGGCGGCGTACTCGCCCCACTTCTGCGACGCCTGGTCCAGCTCGATGGACTGCTCGGCCAGCTTCTGCGTGGCGGCGTCGAGCCTGAGCTTGCCGGTCTCGGCGTCCACCTCGCCGTACTTCTTGGTGAACTGCGACAGGGCGCGCTCTGCCTGCTTGGTGCCCTTGTCGTCGAATGTCGAGTAGATGGACAGCTTCACGCTGCCGGAGCCTCGTGCCATCAGGCACCTCCCATGTCGCTCTCGATGCGGGATGCGGCCTCGTCCACCGCCTGCTTGATGCGCGCGGCGGCCCCTGCGGACACCTCGTCGGCCACGGCCCAGAGCACGCGCCCGTTGCCGCTGCCGCCGCTGCGCCCGTACACGCTGTCGAGCGCGCGGACCAGCCCGGCGCCCTGGCCGGTGACGGCGAGGCGCGCCCACTCGGCGAGCGCCTGCGACTTGCCCGCGCGGCCGCCCAGCGAGTGGACGCGGAACAGGTAGGACCCGCCCTTCTCGACCACGTAGTCGCCGCTGTAGGTGCCGTGGCGGCGCGCCCTGCTGCCCGCGGCGGGCCTGCCGACCCTGCCGCCGGTGCGCCTGAACAGGTTTCCGGGGTGGTCGAGCTGCAGCCGGGCCTTGGCGCCGCTCGCTATCTGCTCGGCCAGCTCGGCCATGACCGGCACGGTGGCGTCGCGGAGGTGCGGCTGGACCCTCCTCAGCGCGGCGTTGACCGCGTCGAGCCCGTCCAGCTCCACCTCCCAGCTCTTGCCGCCGCCCCAGCCCATGCGCGCCTCCCGACGTTGATTCCTGCGGGTATGTTGCGCCGCCCGTTACCCCCTGCCGAGCACGCTGTCCACGTCGAAGCCGCCCCCGCCGTCCGCCGCGCCGGGCCGCTTGGGCGGCCAGCAGGCGTACCACAGGCTGTCGAAGACCTCGGGGCGGCTGTGGAGCAGCTCGAGCAGGCCCAGCGGGTCGGCCCCGGTGGCGCGGGCCAGCATGGCCACGGCGTCGCCGGTCAGGCTTCCCGGCCTTCGTCCGGGGCGTCCGAGGTAGGGTCCGGCTCGGTGTCCTCGTCGCGGCCCTCGGCCACGGGCGCGTCGGCGATGTCGAAGGCGTTCTGGAACTCCGCCAGCAGGCCCACGCTCAGCGCGCCGCGCTTGAACCGGCCCTCGCGCTGCGCGGCCAGCAGGGCCACGGCGGGCAGCATCTTCCGGCCCAGCCACGCCTCGGAGTGTCGGGCGGTGGCGCGCAGGGTGTCCACGAACTCGTCGGCGCGGGCGAACTCGGACGGGGTGGTGACCACGTCGAAGGGCTCGCCGCCCTCGGGGTCGGTCGGGGTGATGGTCAGGGGGAACTCCAGCGGTCCCAGCTTGATGTCCAGCATGTCTCCTCCTACTTGAAACTGTGGTTTGAGAAACGACAAAGGCCGGGCCGGGGTTGTCGTTTGCCCCCGGCCCGGCCCATGCGGCGGCGCGGCTAGTAGCTCTGCACGCCGTTCTGGATGATGAACTCGCAGGCGCTGCCGTCGACGGCCAGGGCGCCCTCGGTGCTGAGCGACAGGTCGAAGTTGCCGCCCTCCGGGTCGACCTCCATGGGCTCGATGGTCCACGGGATCGCGGGCACCTTGATGACCAGCGACCAGTCCTCAACCGAGTGGGCGAGGGTGACCTGCAGCGAGCCGGTCACGACGGTCGGGGCCAGCTCGGTGCCGGCGGCGCTGCCGGTCTTGACCTGGCGGTACAGGGCCGTGTCGGACGTGGTGCCGCTGATGTCCACGGTCACGTCCGCCGCGCCCTCGGTCTGGCGGGCCGGGTCGACCTCGCCCAGGCGCGTGGACGCCTCGAGGTTGTTGGCGATGGAGATGGCCAGCGACTGCAGGTCGACCGCCGCGGGGACGGCCACGGGCGTGCCGTCGGCCAGCGAGAACAGGACCTCAGCTCCGGCGGTCAGGTACCAACCTGCGCTCGGGTCGAAGGTGCCGCCCGGCATGGTCGTGGCGGCGAGCCACTGCATCTTGGTGCCGGCCAGGCTCATCTCGACGGCGGGCGGCTGCGTGCCCTCCATGGAGATGCTCAGCTCGTCCACCTTGCAGGCGTCCATGCGCTGCACGGCGGCGTTGCTGGCGCCGACCTGCTGCCAGACGGTGACGGCGGGGATGCTCTCGCCGCCCTTGATGTCATGGGTGTAGGGCGCGGCGCTGCCGGTCACGGTGTCCTCGCCCAGCGCGGCCTTGAGCAGCAGGCCCAGCACGTCGGCGAAGGCCAGCGTGGTCGCGTTGAAGGTGTTCTCGGACCCGCTGATGTAGCGGTTGACCGTGGTGTCACGTCCGCCGATGGTCAGGCGCACGCCCTCGGTGCTGGTGTTGGCGTCCATGCCGTCGCTGCCCTCGCTGGCCGCGAAGAGCACGGCGGGGGACGCCGCGGGAGTGGCCTCGTCGGACTGGATAGCCAGGCCGAACAGGCCGTAGTTCTTGTTCATTCAATCGCCTCCAGGATCGCGGCCACGGCGGGGGACGCCGCGACTCGCTTGAGTGCTTCAAACTCCAGTAGGTAGCCGGCATGCCTGCGCCCGTCCGGGTCCGACCAGCTCTCGGCCTCGCGCACCTGCGGCGCGCCCAGCTCGTCCACTGTGCCGCCGAGCGTGACGTCGTTCAGCGGTATCTGGAGGAGCAGGGCCTGGTAGTCGTTCGCGGTCGCCACTGCCTGCTCGGCGGTGCCGCCGCTCGCGACCACGGTTACCCAGATGTGGAAGGTCACGCCGATGACCGAGCCGGTGAGCGCCCCTGCGATGCCGAACTCGCGCGCGGTGCCGTGGACGGCCACGTGGAACGGCTCGGGCTGCTCGCCCGGCAGGTCCAGGGTGACCCTCGGCTCGCGCACGTCCTCGCCGCACAGCTCCTCGACGTTGGCCATGACGGCCCTGACGTCCGCGAGCATGCGGAGGATCGCGGGGCCCGCCACCTGCTGCATGCGGCCCAGCGCGCTCATCGGACGAGCCTCCGCCTGCTGCGGCGCTCCTCGATGAAGGCGTCGACGTAGGGGATGCCCGTCCACGCTCCCTCCTCGCCGGTCGCGAGGGTGTAGGACACGTAGACGCCGTCCATGGACTGCCCGCGGGCGTTCTCGGCCACGGCGCGGCGGCGCAGGTAGAACGCCGCCAGGCGGGTCGCAGCGGCCCTCACGCGGGCGTCCGTGCGCGCGCCGTAGACCAGCCGGTAGGTGCCCGGCTCGTGGACGCGCGCCTGGCGGTCGCCGATGAGCACGCCGTCGGAGATGCTGCGGGCGTCCTGCTCGGGCAGCTCCTCGAGGTCGTAGCCGCCGCGCAGGTCGACGTCCATCGCACGCTCGCAGAAACTGCGGCGGCACGCCTGCTCGATGGCCTCCTCGGCCGCCTGGATGGCGGCGGGGAAGTCCTGCGGGGGCAGCTCCTCGAACTGGTCGCCGTTGCGCCAGCCGTATGCCAGCACGTCCCCGCGGGTGCAGTAGCGGTTGCCGACGCGCTCGACGGGTGTGGTGCCCAGCTCCTCGCCGTCGGCGCCCGTCCATGTGATATCGACGGTCCCGACGGCGGGGAGCAGCTGGGCGACCTCGGAGCCCTGCAGCCATGCGAGGCGGGCGTCGGTGTCCACGTTGGTGGCGATGGACACGTCTCCCGCGGCTGCAGTCGCGGTGGCCCCGGTGTACCAGTCGGGCACCTCGGCGGCGAGGGGGCCGTCGGGGACAGCCCACCTCGCCACGGTGCCGCTCATGTCGGTGTAGACGCTCACTTACTCCGCCTTCTTGGCCTTCTTGGCCTTGGCCGGGGCCTTCTTGGCCGCCGGCTTCTTGGCCGGATTCTCGTCCAGCAGGCCGCGGCGCTCCGCCTCGGCCATGGTCATCTTCTCGCCCTCGTATGCCACGAGGTACCCGTCGCGCTCGACGCGCTCGGGGCAGGTCCAGATGCCCTCGGCTGCCATGGCTAGGCCTCGACGGTCAGGCCGAGGTCGGCGCAGTGGGCGATGGCCTTCGGCGCCCAGACCTTGAGGGCGTAGGTGCCCTCGGCGAGCAGCGTGTACTGGTTCTGGATGAACTGCTTGTCGATGAGGCCCACGGTGACCTCGTCGGCGTCGGCGGTGAGCCACTCGCAGGCGCCGGAGAAGTAGACCAGAGCGCTCTCCTTGCCGGTGTTGCTCGCGGTGTAGGTCATGTTGACGTCCTCGACGACCTTCATGCCGAGCAGGCTCTCGCCGTCGAACTCGGGGAAGAGGTAGTGGCCGTCGCTGGCCTTGGCGGTCATGAGCGTCTCGATGGCGTAGGGCGACAGGGCCACGCAGTCGGGCGTGAAGCCGGACGCGACGCGGGCCTTGCGCTTCATGGCGAGCAGGTTGTCGCGGAGGTTGGCGTTGCTGGCCGAGACGTAGGTGTGGGCGAGGATGCCGGTCTGGTTGACCACGCCGACGATGCCGTTGGAGTTGGAGCCGCGCACGGCGTAGGCGTCCTTGGTGACGCCCAGGCCGAGCATGAGCGCGCCGCGGATGGCGCCGTCCAGCTCGTCGTAGCGGTTGGCGGTGACGCGGGCGATGGGCATTTGGTGGGCGACGACCTCCAGGTGCGCCACGGCAGGCGTCCACGCGGCGTCGGACTCGGCCTTGCTGCCGGTGGTCCAGCCGGCCGCGTTGTTGGTCAGCGCGGGCTGCTGGAAGTAGTGGACGTCGCCGTTTGCGATGCCCTTGGGCAGGGTGTCGATGAAGCCCATGGGGGCGGCGGCGAACTCGTGCAGGCCGTTGTCGTACTCCTGCGGGACTGCCAGGCCGGAGACGGCGTCGACGACCTTCTGCCAGCCGGGCTCGACGCCCTTGAACTGGTCGCGGGCGCCGAGGATGCCGGCGTCCTTAGCCTCGGAGGCACGCTTGGCCGCCTTGGCCTTCAGGTCCGCGTTCTCCTTGTCCACCAGCTTGACCTCGTCCATGAGGTTGCGGCGGGCCTCCTCGAGCGAGCCGGAGGCCTTGAAGGCGCCCTCGGCGTCGCCGTCGGCGGTGAGCTGGGCCACGCGGGCCTCCAGCTCGTCGATGCGGTTGTGGAGCTCGATGACTCGGGACATGTTTGATCTCCTTAGATCGCGTTGATGGTGCGGGCGATGCCGTCGAGGACCACGACGCGCTCCTGCGCTTTCGGCTCGACCTGCTCCTGCGGGCCTGCCCCGTCGTCCGGGTCGGTGTCGCTGCTGTCGACGATTGTCTCGGGGTCGTTACCCGCCCCCGTGTCGTCCACTTGGTTGGTGAGGGCCTGCACGGCCTGCTCAGGCGCGTGGTCCAGCAGGTGCTTGTCGGCCCAGTCGACGCGCGCCGCCACGGCCACGGCCTCGGTCACCTCGTCGACGAGGCCCAGCTCCAGCGCCTGCTCGGCGTCGTACCAGGTCTCCTCGGCCATGTCGGCTGCGAAGTCGTGGCCGTTGCCCGCGCGCTTGGCGTAGATGCCGGCGATGGCGGCGTCGACCTGCTCCAGCTCCTCGGCGGTCTTGCGCATGTCGGCGGCGTTGCCGACCACCAGGCCGCTGGCGTTGTGGATCATGAGCCACGCCACGCTCGACATGACCACCTTGTCGGCTGCGGCGATGAGGTAGCTGGCCGCGCTCGCCGCCAGCCCGTCCACGTAGGCTGTGACGGTGCCGGGGTGGTTGCGCAGGGCGGTCATGATGGCGAAGGCGTCGAAGACCGAGCCGCCGCCGCTGTTGACGTGCAGCTCCACGTCGGCGGCGCGGTTGGACGAGAGCACGTCGAGCAGCTCGGCGGCGCTCACGCTGTCCTCGTCCCACACGTCGCCGATGTCGCCGTAGATGTCGACGCGCAGCACGTCGGCGTCGGCCTTGTCCACGATGCTGAACCACTGTCTAGGCATGCTGTGCCTCCTTAATGGCCTCGTCGGCCACCTCGTCCGCGTCCATGAACCAGCCGGCCATGGCTGCGCACTGGGCCACGGGGGCCAGTACCATGGCGGCGAAGGCGCGGGTGCTGTCGGTGTCCCCGTCGCGGGCGGCGCGCTTGGCGATGCGGTCGCGCGCGTCGCGGATGACCGGCTCGAGCCGCGCCTCGACCTCCTTGGGGTCGATGCCCGAGACGCCGTCGGACTGACCCGACGTGCCCTCGGTCGCGGCGGCGGGCAGGTACGGGGTGCCCTGCTCGTCGAGCATGTAGTAGGCGGTCGGCTGCAGCAGGGCGTCCTGCCCCGGCTTCCACGGGATGTCCTCCTGGGTGGCGCAGTACTGGCGGGTGAAGATGCCCGCGTACACGCCGATGCGGTAGCCCTCCATGCGGGTGGCGAAGTCGCCGCGCAGCAGGCCGTTGAGGTCGAACTTCAGTCGGTAGCCCTCGTCGCGGCCGCCCAGGCTCGCGGCGCCGTCGAGCACCGGCTGGACCGCCTGCTCGAAGGCCGTGACCTCGGGCAGCACGGTGGCCTTGGCGAAGTCCAGGTCGCTGCCCGCGGCGCTCGTGGCGGTCGTGCGGGCGCTGTCGCCGTAGACGTGGTGCAGGTCGACGTGGCACGCGCGGCAGACGCGCTCGAGCACCCAGCGCTCCTGCTCGACCAGGCTCATGCCGTCGAGCTGCGCGGACACCTGGTGGTACTTCAGGCCGCGGTCGAACACGCGGATGCCACCCGCGCCCTCGGGGCCGCTGGTCTCGTCGAGCGAGTAGCGGATCGCGTCGATGTCATCCTTGCCGAGCCGCTCGTCGGTCTCGGCCCAGCCCTGGAAGTGGTTGCCGTTGGCGACGAGGGACCGGTAGAACCGGCTCAGGTCCACGTCCAGGCCCAGGTCCTCGGCGGCCAGCGCGGCCAGCGAGCGGCCGGTCATGCCGTCCTCGGTGGCGTCGGTGCGCAGGACGATGACGCCGTCCTCGCGGCACTCCCACGCCGGGTTCCACTCGTCGGCGCCCGCGCTGTACAGGCAGCGGCCGGTGTCCACGTCGTAGCGCCTGTCCACGTGGCCGAGCACCGGGCGCAGCTCGACCGGCTTGTAGCCCGGGTCGCGGACCACGCGGATGTAGGCGGTGCCGAACACGTCGCGCCTGAGCCACGCCCACGCGACGAGGTCGCCCCACGTCATGAGGGCGTTGGGCCTGTGGAGCAGCTTTGCGAACGGGTGCCCGTCGGCGGGGACGCGCCCGTTGTCGGTGCGTCGCAGGATGTGGACGGGCAGCGAGCGGACGGCGCGGACCTTGACGGTCTCGCACGCCGTGAAGTCGCTCGACATGAGCGCGCCGCGCGGCCCGATGGTGGACAGCGGCACGCCGGGGACGTCGTTGCCGACCGGCAGCAGGCCGCGGGCGCCGGGTGGCACGAGCGGCCCGTCCGGCAGGCCCTCCACGGCGTCGCGGACGGCCATGGCGTCCCGGATGAACTGTGCAGGGGTTCTCACGTGATGCGCCTCCGTTGGCTCTGAGGGGTTTCACTGCGGGGATTGTCCGCGGCGCGTTACCCGGCGCGGGCCTACAGGCGCCAGACGCCGCCGGTCTCGGCGAAGGTGAGCGAGCGCGGCATGGTGTCCGTCATCCACTTGGCCATGGCGGCAGCGATGGCGGCGTCGATGCGCTTGGTGCCCTGCCCGTGGCGGCTGCTCGTCCACCTGGTGCCGTAGGGCTCGCGGTCGGCCCTCAGGCAGTTCTTCAGGTGCTCGGCGGTCTTGGGGCAGCCCGCCAGCGCCGACCGGTGCGACCGGATGCTCTGGGTCACCGTGGCGCAGGCCTGGCACATGGTGGGGTTGTCCTGCCGTATCGCGTAGATCTCCAGCCCGAAGTCGTCCCGAAGCTGCTGGGCCATGAGCAGCAGGCGGCTCTGGTCGATGCCGACCGGGCAGCGGTGGCGCTGGGCGATGCCTGCGATGAGCTGCTCGATCTGGTTGAGGTCGTAGTAGCCGTCCTCGCCCGGCTCGTCGAAGACCCACTCGTGCCACCGGTCGACGCCCTCCTCGTCCACCTGGTGGGCCACGATGGCGAAGGCGTCGCCGCCCGTGGCTCCGTCGACGGCCAGCGAGAAGGGCTTCTCGAAGTCCAGCGGGGCCTCGCGTTCGGCGCAGGCGTCCACGTCGGCGGGGTCGAGGGCGGGGTCGTCCACGACGCGCCTGGGGAACCGGTTGAGGATGTACCGCTCGAAGTCGTTGGTGGACAGCCTGCGGCGCGCCGCACGGATCTGCTCGACGTCCACCCAGCTGGGCAGGGCGAGCCGCCCCCACAGCGCCGGGTCGTCCACGTCGTCGGCGTCGTCGGCCCCGAGCCACCAGCAGTAGGCGTGCGGGTCGTCGAGCACGCCGGTCAGCTCCTTGGTGCCGGTCAGCCAGTCCCAGAGGAACCCGCGCCGCTCCTCGGCGGCGGTCGTGATGGCCAGCAGCAGCGAGTTGGGGACGTGGGTCATGCCCGAAACTGCGGCGTTCCAGATCGCGTTGTCGCGCCAGACGTGCAGCTCGTCGGCCACCAGCAGGTTGAAGTGCCACGACTGCAGCGCGCCCTCGCTATACGGGAAGACCTTGATGACGGCGCCGGTCTCCCGGTTCTGTATCTCGTGCTTCATGGGCTGCCAGAGCGCCTTGAGGTCCGGGTCCAGGTTGATCATGGCCTTCATGGTCGACAGGATCTTGGTGGCCTGCTCCTTGCTGTAGGCGATGATGCCGTACTGCCCGTTCTGCACCGGGTGGACGTTGGCCTCGGACTGGACCATCGCGCAGATGAGCTCGGTCTTGCCGTAGTCGCGTGGCATGCCGAAGAGGGCCGTGGAGTAGCGCCGGTGGAACCCGCCGTCCGCGTCCACCTCTCCGGTGCCGAAGACCGGGTCCCAGATGTTGGCGCGCTGCCAGTCCTCGAGGTAGAACGGCAGGCCGTAGTACTTGTCGTTGCCCACGTGGTGCAGGTGGCTCGCGCAGAACCACTCGAGCAGGCCCGCCTCGTCGCGGCCGCGCTCGTCCATCTGCGGGGCGTCGGTCCTAAGCATCGCCGCCGCCCTCCCGCAGGCGCTTGAACTCCTCGTAGCCCGCCATGGTCTTGGAGACCACGTCGGCCTGCGTGGAGCGGGTCATGGCCTGCACCAGCCCGGCGCGGTCGCGGGCCGCCGGGGTGGCCTGCAGCTCCACGGCGAGCTGGCGCAGCATGTTGGTGGCCTGCTGGGCCGTGCGGATGTCGGGGTTGGCCTTGATGCTCTCGGGGATGATGCGCCCGTCGGGGCCGTGGTTGCCGTAGAGCGTCACGACGCGCCCGTCCGGCGTGACCACCTGCGACTCGGCCTGCCGCAGGATGGCGTACCAGAGGCAGTAGGCCTCCAGCAGCGGGGCGTCCTGCGAGCGGTAGTTGCCCGACTCGCCCACCAGCCCGTCCCAGCACGCGCTCATGGTCGGGTTTGCGGCGATGTGGCCGGGCTTCTGGATGCGCTCGACGATCCGGGCGTCCACCTGCTGGGCGATGGCCGGCTGCGCGCCGCCGCGCCGGATCGCGTTGGCGTCGGGCCTGCGTCCACGGGTCACGGCTACCACCCCTCCAGGTCGAGGGCGGCGGTGATGGCGGCGGACACGCGCCCGGCACCGGCGCGCACCTGCACCGGCCCGGTGGACGAGATGCGGGCGAGGTCGTTGGACGCCCGGCGGGCCGCGCCCACCGCGTCCGCCAGCTCCAGCGGCGGCGGGGTCACCTCGACCGGCCTGCCCGGGTCGAGGGGCGTGGGGCTGTGGCGCTCGCGGCACGCCCTCACCCGGCAGCTGTCGCTGCAGTACCGGCGCGGCCTGCCGGTCCCCTTCTGCTCGAACATGCGCCCGCAGCGCTCGCAGTACGCCACCGCCACGCCGCCCACCTCCGTCCCGTCGGCTGCTTTTCGTTGCGGGATACGTTAACGGCAGGGTTACCGCAGCGCGTCTACCTGCGTGTTTCCGGTTCGCTCGACTGACCGTGACCGGCGCCACGGCATGAGGAAGGCCCCCGGGCAGTCGGTGCCGCGGGGGCCTTCTCGGTTGTCCACGATGCTCGGGGCGCTACTCGCCGCCGGTCATTGCCCCACCACCTTGGAATCATCCCATGCGAACTCGCCGCAGTAGTCGCCAGGTTCCTTCTCCAACTCCTGCGGGTAGCGGTGGCAGATGAACTTATCGCCCTTGGACAGCCAGCTCACACGGTAGGCTTTGTCCGTCGCGTAGTAGCAGCGCTCGCAGTTGCCCATCATCCTGGGTTTGTTGAACTCGCCGTTCATGCGTCCACCTCCCACTCCTCGATCCTGAACTCCTCCACGTCGAAGTACTCCCACTCCTCCCAGTCCGGGCCGCAGCCGTCCCAGGGTACCTTGCGCCGCCTCGACTTCAGGTCGAAACCCTTGGCCCTCATAGAGTCCAGCGCCGCCTGCCTCGTCCGGTACACGCCCACGTTGCCCTCGTAGTAGTCGGAGTAGGCCCGACAGTTGTTGACGTTGACGACGTAGACCTTCACGGTTCCACCACCCTTTCTCCCCACGCGCAGAATCCGTCGGGGGCGACGGCCATCTTGTGCCCGCAGCGATGGCACATGGCGTCCCTTCTCTCGACCACGATGTCGGAGATGGTCACGGAGTCGGTGTTCCAGTCGAGGAACCGGCACTCGTTGCACCGGACGACCTTGGAGACCGGCAGCTCCACCCTGAGCTCGTACGACACCTTGTCGTCGTCGAAGCGCGTCTCGAACTTGTACGGGCCGACGACGACCTCGACGCACTCGTCGAGCACGCCCACGAGCTTGTCGGCGATCTCGCGCTTGGCGTGATCGACCGCGAAGTCGAGCATCTCGCCGGGCATGTTCAGGCTTCTGTGATTGACAAGGTGGGTTATCAGGAACTCGTTTGGCAGCGATCTGGTCATCCTACGCCACCTCCCCTCGGTTCAAGCGCTCGACAATCGCGCGCTCGCGCTCGCTCAACGGCCAGATGATGCGGCCGCGCTCGTCGATGTAGGCGGAGTCCACCCCGGCGCGCTTGGCCTCCGCCTCGGCGCGCTTGGCCTCCGCCTCGGCGCGCCTGACGAGCGCCGGGCGGGTCTCGCCGCCGCAGGCCGGGGCGGTCATCTCGCGCCCCCGAGCAGCCCGTCGATGCGCACGGCGGCCGCCTCGTCGTTCCTCGGCACGGCGTGCGCGTAGACGTTCATCGTCATGTCGGCGCTCGCGTGGCCCAGCCTGGTCTGCACCGTCTTCACGTCCACCCCGCCCGCGATGAGCAGCGTGGCGTGCGTGTGGCGCAGGCTGTGCAGGTGCAGCCCCGGGAACCCGGCGTCGGCGGCGAACTCGGCCCACCTGTGCTCGACGGCGTTGGGCGACACCCGCGACCCGTCCACGTTGCACAGCACCGGGTCGAAGTCCCCGAACCCGCGGGCGGGCCTGAACTTGGACTGCCACGCCCTGAACTGGGCCAGCAGCATGGACAGGTTCTCGCCGATCGCGATCCGCCGGACGCTCGTGGCGTTCTTGGGCTCGCCGACCTCTCCGCCCGCCTTGACCGCCGTGTTGACGCTCACGTGCCTTTGTCCCACATCGCTCCATTGCAGGCCGAGGATCTCGCCGCGGCGCATGCCGGTGCCGAGCGCGATGAGCGCGAGCATGCAGGTGTTCGCGGCGTCCACCTTCTTCTTCTTGACGATCCCGGCCATGCTGGCCCGCAGCTCGTCCTCTGCGGTGGATGCGAGCCGCGCCGCCTGCCCGGCGTCCAGGGCGGCGGCCTTGCTCCTCCTGCCCTTGGGCCTGTCCACCTGTTCGAACACGTTGGCGGCGGCCATGCCGTGCGCGATGCCCCACTCGACGGCCTTCTGGCCGTACATGTGCGACTTGCGCAGGCTCGACTTGGACAGCCCCGAGCCGTTGCGCCCGCCGTGCTGCAGCAGGTCGAGCATGGCGTCCTCGACCTGGGCGGGTTTCACCTCGTCGGCCTCGCAGCCTCCGAAGTACGGCACGAACCTGCGGGCGTCGGCAGCCGAGTGGACGGCGGTGTACCGGTCGCAGCTGCCGAGCATGACGCGGGAGCGCTCCCATGCGTCCACGATCTCAGCGTAGGTGCTCATCGCCCGGCCCTCCTCGCCCTCTGCGCCGCCCACCTGCACCGGGCCGAGCAGTACTTGTCCGAGAAGTGGACCGGGTAGAACGGCGAGCCGCAGACGGCGCAGTCCTTGTACCCGTGCTCCGGCTTGGGCCTGTCCCACTTCTCCCGGTGCTCGATGTAGTAGCGCCGCTGGTACTCGCGTATGCGGTCGCGGTTCTCCTCGGCGTACCGTCGCATGTACTCGCGCCGGTGCTCGCGCCTGGCGGCTGGGTCGACCGGCTCCGGCAGGCACCTGGTCTCCCACTCCTCGTACCATCCGCTCATGCGTCCACCTCCAGCCGGTCGAGGGCGCCGGACAGCTCCATGCGCATGCACCCGGCGCAGATGCGGGCCATGACGTGCGGCACCTCGTCGAAGCTGACCCCGCCGCCGCGCTGGCCGCTGTTCATCTGGCCGACGCACGCGGCGAGCCGCCGCAGCCCCTCGCGGATCGCCTCGCGGTCGGCGTCCGTGAACAGGGCCCGCCCCGGCTCCAGTCCGAGGAACGCGACCATCTGGGAGTAGGCGTCGATCGCGACGCGCCACTGGTTGATGACCTTCTCCCCCTCGTGGCCCTTGGCGGTGTCGGCGTCGAACAGCGGCATGCTGACCGTGCTCATCGCGCGCCCCGCTTCCCGCCGCGCCGCTGGGTGATGTAGACGCAGTCGCCGCGCTTGTCCACCTTGTACTCGTCCCCCAGCTTGTTCCGCTTGATGAAGTTGCGGAGCCGCCCCGCGAACGCGCTGGCCTGCCCGTCGCTCTCGCACCTGCCGTACGCGATGCCGGTGCGCGACTTGGCCACGGCCTTGAGCGCCCGCTCGGACTCCGACGGGTTGCCGGTGCGCCGGATCGGCGGCACGAACTCGGCCTCGCGGATCTCGATCGCAGCCATTTTTCCTCCTGTTTCGTTAACCCGTAGGGGCCTTTTGTTAACAGCGACCCCAATTTCGTTTACAGATACTCGGGGGATTGGCGCGCGGTGGATTAGCTCACCCACCGGCGTTTTGCACCCCCTACCACCTGCGATTCTCTGAGCGGTGGTTGCTCGCTGATTGCCTGTTGTTTTCAATTTCCACCGGCACTACCTGCCCTTCCTGCGCCGGATCTGGGCGTCGGCCCCCGCGTGGCAGCTCGGGCAGAGCAGCCGCAGGTTGGCCGGGTCCTCGGTGCCGCCGTGGCGTAGCGGGACCACGTGGTGGACCTGCCCGCCCAGCATCGTCCACCTGCCGTCGGCGCGCTTCGCGGCCACCACCCTCCCGCAGCGCTCGCAGCGGCCCTGGGCGCGCTCGCAGGCCAGCTGGCGGGCCGAGCGGTAGCCCTTGCCGTAGCCGCTGCGCCGCCAGGGCTCGGCGGGCGCCCGGACGGCGTCCTCGCCCTTGCGGTGCACCCTCGGGCCGGTCGGCCTGCGCTCGGTGCGGATGCGCGCGCCGCCGTGGCCGTCCGGCTCGAGCACCGGGATCCTCAGCCGCTTAGTCACCGCCTGACCTCCTCGCCCTCGACAGCCTCATCTTGGCGGCGTTGTAGCGGGCGCGGTGCCGCTCGACCGCCGCGGCCTCCTCGGCCCGCACGACGGCCAGCGGGGGCCGCTTGGCCACCGGTGCCGGGGCGGGCTGCGAAACGGCGTCAGGCGGCGTCTCGTTGCGCCAGCGGGCCTCCATCGCGTCGGCCAGGCTGCGCATGCGGCAGGCCGGGCAGCGCCCGTTGGAGTCCAGGCCGGTGCGCCACGTCGAGCAGCTCGGGCACCAGACGGCGGCGGACATGTCGAGCGAGACGCCCAGGCGGCTGGCCTTGATCTGGACCGAGCAGACCGTGCGGCCCAGCTCGGCGGCTATCGACGCGACCGGCATGCCGCCGGCCATCTCCAGCAGGGCGTCCACCTCGTCGTCGGTCCAGTGCTTCTGCTCCCGCCCGCTCATGGCCTGCACCCCTTGCGCAGCCCGAGCTGCCGGGCCTTCTCGCGCACGGCGGCGGGCGTCACGCCTATCCGCTCGGCCAGCACGTCGGTGGTCGCGTCGCGGTACCGCTCGCGCAGCAGGCGCACGTCGGCCACCGTCCACACGTGCTCGGGCCTGGGCCGGGACACGCCGGTCTTGCTCGCCCTCACGCAGACGGCGGCGGCGGTGCGGCCCAGGCGCTCGGCGATGGCGGGGGTGGGCAGGCCGGCGCGGTACAGGCGCTCCAGCTCCTCCTGGTCGGCCCGCGTCCACCTCCTGCGCGCCCCGCTCACGCCAGCCCCCGGACGTCGCGCAGCTCGAACACGGGGATGCCGATCGCGCGGGCCACGCGCCACTCCAGCTCGGCGCCCTCGCTCCCGCTCCACCCGGGCAGCTGGACCACGAAGTCCCAGTACGGGCCGTGCTGGTCGCGGCGGGTCAGCTCGCGCAGGTCCTCCATCATGGCCTGCTCGCGCTCGCTCTGCAGCCACAGCGGGTCCGGGTCCCACGTGTCGGCCAGGGCGCTCGGGTCGTAGACCTCGGCGGCGCCGGCGTCCATGACCCGGCCAGAGGCGAGCCTGAACGCCGCCCGGTTCATGTCCGGCTCGCCGCGCATGGGGCCGCTCAGGTACACCCGGCTCCGGAGCAGGTCGTCGGCGCGCGGGTGGATGCACTGCTCCGGCGCCGGGTTGGGCGTCCACTCGCTGCAGTTGCAGTCCTCGTCTATGACCCTGACCCACTCGCCCTCTGCGCCGCACCAGCCGATGCCGTGCCGCCCCGCGCCGTACGGGTAGGGCGCCACGCTGCACCACTCGCAGGTGCGGCAGGTGGGCGGCTCGCGCCGCTCGGCGTCCATCGCGTCCACCTTGCCGAGGTTGGCCGCCCGGATCGCGTCGCGGGCCGCCTCGACCAGCCTGGTGTCTGTCATGTCTCCGTCCTCTCCGGGGGTTTGTCACGTTTCTCGCGCGCGCGTATTCCCCCTTCTATTTATCCATTCCTTTTTCAAAGAGAAGAAAGTCAAACGTTGCAACGTTGCAAAGCCGTTTTCGCAGGTAGATACCCGTTTAACCGGTTTTCTTTGCATCGTTTGGAACGTTGCCAGCCTTGAACACCCGGACGCCGACGAACTCGCCTGTGGCCGTTTTCCGGCGCGTTGCAACGTTCCGAACGTTGCCACGCTCGGACAGTTCGCGCGTCACCGAGCGCCGCCCCAACGGGTGCTGCACGCCGGCGTCCTCGGCCCACTTCTCGTACCTCAGGTAGACCTCCTCGGTCGGCCTGCCGTCGAGCCACACTGCGTCGATGCCCTCCTCGTCCATGAACTGGGCCACGGTCGAGTTGTCCAGCTCGATCTCCTGGATCATCTGCTCGCTCGCGTGGTTCGGGGTGAACCCGTCCTCGGCGCGCATGACGGCCAGCCCCGACATGGCCAGCACCGCCACGCGCCGCAGGGCCTCGGGCGTCGTCACCTTCGCCACGGCCCGCGGGTCGAACCCCGGCTCGCCCTTGGCGAAGTGCGCGTCGAATGGTATGGGGAACCAGCGGCGCATGGTGCCGCCGCTGTTGTCCTGCATGCGCGGCAGGCGGTTGGCCGAGATGACCAGCGTGGCGCGCGGGATGAAGTCGTAGCCCTTGCCGTTCTTCACGTCGGTGTGGATCTCGTCGCCGGTGATGACCTTCTTGACCACGGCCATGCTGTTGGCCTCGATGAACCCGGCCCCGGTGTCGTCCGACAGGATGACCAGCTTGCCCGCGGCCGCCTCGGCCTGGAACCGGCGCCCCAGGTCGTTCACGTCGATGGCCGTGGCGTTCTCTGGGCCGACCAGCGCGCGGACCACCTTGATGAAGCTGGACTTGCCGTTGGCGCCCTGCGGGTTGACCAGCACCGGCGCCTGCCCGAACTCGTTGGAGCGGTACATGCTGTAGCCCAGCACCTGGTGGAGGTTGAGCACGACGTCGGCGCGCCCGCACGCCAGCCGGTCGAGGAACGCGTCGACCTCGGGGCACACGGCCGCCGGGTCCCACTCCACCGGGATGATGTTGGGGATGACCAGCTCGTCCGTCCACTCCAGCTCGGCGGCCGTCTCGATGTCCACGACGCAGTTGGCGAAGCCGACGTAGCGCGGGTCGCTCTGCGCCTTGCGCGGCGCCAGCGTCAGGATCCTGTGCTGCACCTCGCGGAGCACCCCGAGCCCGGCGCGGCGGTCGACCATCCACGCGGCCCTGTCCACGGCGGCGGACCCCATGGCCCACCGGCCGTCGATGACCACCGCGGGGATGCCGTCGACCACGCAGGCTCCGAACTCGTCCATGAGGGTGTCGGCCACCTGCGCGGCGTCTGGGCGGCCCCTGCGGCCCGTCTTGGCACCGGTGGCGCTGGATGCCCCGGCGGCGGCCTGCGTGCCCGCAGCGGCCGTCTCAGCGCCGCCCAGGGCGGTCTTCTGCATCTCGACCGCCTCGTCGCTCAGGCCCTTGGGGTAGCGCTCGCACACGCTGCGGACGACCTTCACGACCTCGCGGTCGTCGAGCGGCGGGTCGCACAGCTCGACGTTGGTCGCGCGGATCGCGGCCAGGATGGCCTCGTCGGCGAACGACTGCGCCTGCATGCTGCTCGCAAGCTTGAACAGGTGGTTGTTCCTGCCCGTCGCGGTTATCTTCACCCCGGCGTCCTCGCGGCCGAACTCGCCGTCCACCTTCGTGGGCGCGGGCCTCACGGCCTCGATGAGCGCGTAGACGTTCTCGTCGGCCTCGGCGATGCCGTACTCGTCGGGGTCGAGGTCCCAGTAGACGGTGTTGCCGTTCGGGTGGACGCTCGGCGCCAGCATGACGTAGCTGCCGTCGCCGCGGATGTCGATGTGCAGGTCCTCGTTCTCGGACTTGGGGACGGGTCTGTCCACCCTGTAGAAGTAGTGCGCGCCGCCGCGCCCGGTGACCGCGCAGGCCGTCTCGGGCAGCCTGCCGTGCTCGATCTCCCACGCCGCCAGCCAGTCGCGGCTGTCGTAGCCCGCGCCGTCGTCGCGGTCGAAGTCCAGGCACACGATGCCGTGGCCCATCTCGCCGCCGACGTTCGCCGCGGGCGTGCGCTGCCACCACCTGGAGATGGTGGACGGGTCGGTCGAGCTGTCCTTGAAGCCGTGCGGCGTCATCGGCTCCTTCCTGCCCGGCCACAGCGGGAACACGGGGATGCCGTAGGCGTCGGCGTAGTGGAGCGCGGCGGCGCATGTCTCCGATGCAGCCATCACCAGCCGACCGCCTTGAACAGGTTGGGCGAGTTGGTAAGCCACTCGATGTAATGGTCGCCATCGTAGGCGCCGCACGCAGGGCAGCTCCAGCCGCCCTCCTCGTCGAGGAGGAACGCCTTGCCGCACGCGGTGCACCGGACCGGCACGGAGTCTCCCCCGGACGCTGGGTCCCACGCAGATGAGGTGCCGTTGTACATGGTCAGGGTGCCGTCCGGCCCGCCGACGACGATCCTCTTGTGCGCCTCGCTCGCGGTGAGCTCGACCTTGTGCCGGCTCGCCTCGTCCATGACGCCCTTGACCTCCAGGTACGTGTCGATCTCCGGCATGTAGAAGTCGGGGCTGTAGCACGTGCCGTCGTCGAACCTGAACCCGTGCCCCTCGTACTCCCACACGATGCCGAGCATGTCCAGGGCCTGCGCGTACTTGGCCTCCAGCTTGCTCCTGAACTCGATGCCCTTGTAGGTCGTGGGTATCGCTTTAATCACCTTCGTCATATTTCACCCCCAGAAGTTCGCAGACGATCCGGGCGCTGTCACCCGGCCTGCAGAACAGGAACACGGTCCCGTACTTCTCGTGCATGGTCCCCATGGCCCTGGCCACCTGGACGCCCTGCACCGGCTTGGCGCGGCCCCCGCGCTTACTGCAGCCGCCGCGCCTGTCGTGCGGGTTGCAGCGCCGGTGCCACCGCTCGGGGCAGGCCCTGCAGTGGACGCTGTTGACCCACTTGGCCATGTCGTCGACGCAGTGGACGCCCTCGGTGTTCTCGGTCAGCACGTAGAGCTTCAGGCCCTCGTCGTAGGCCCTGCGGCACTCCTCGTGGAACCGCTCGCAGCCCTTGCCGGACACGCAGGCGGCGACCTCCATGACGTCCCTCTTGGTGTCCACCGTCACCTGCGGCCCCTGCCCGCGCACGCTGTGCCAGTCGGGCAGCATGTAGTCGCCGGTGCGGAGGGCGCGCCGGACCACGGTCACCCCGTGCGCCCTCCACCAGTCGTGCTTCAGCCTGTGCTTGTCCTCGCCGTGATGGTTTTGTTGCCTTGTGTCCTCCCAGAGAACTCCGCCCATGGCTAGAACGGCAGGTCTTCGTCGGAGTAGGTGGACGACGCCGCGGGCGCGGCTGCGGCCAGCGGCTGGCCCTTGCTGTCCACGTCGGCGGGCAGCTCGTACTTGCCGGCGATGACCTCCGCCGGGGTCAGCCACAGGGCCTTGCGCCAGTAGGGGCGCACGTGCTCGTACCCGGCGTTGTTCGTGTAGTGCTGGGCGCCCGCGGCCAGTCCGAAGGTCAGGCCCTTGAACGCCGCCCAGTCGTCGGTGTTCCACGCCTCCTGCAGGCGCTCCACCTCGCGGGCCTCCCCGCCCGCCAGCTTCTCGAAGATGCCGAGCAGCTTGGCCGCGCCGGTGTCGTACCGGATCGCGACCGAGTGGGCGAAGTCGTGCGCGGGGTCCTTGCCCCACTCGTCGCTGTACTCGCCCTGGAACTCGCCCGCGGCGATGTCGAACACGAGGCGCAGCTGCAGCACCTCCTGCTCCACGCCGTCGCGGCGCTTGAACTTGAAGCTGTCGGGGTAGGCGGCGGTGGACGTCACGATGTAGGCGCCGGCGCCCATCTCGGTGTAGCTGCTCTGTGCGTTCGGGTCGGATGCGGTCACGCCGGTGAAGTCTGTCTTGGGCATTGCTCTGGTCTCCTTTTTGAGTCGGTTGGTCTTGACGGTCACGGTGCGGTACAGGGCGCGGGTGGCGGCGCTGGCCATCACTCGGCGCCCTTCTTCTTGTCGGCCTCTGCGGCACGGGTCCACTGCTCCGAGCGGTACCCGCGGATCACCTCGTCCACGGCTTTCAGGTCGTTCGGGACGCGCTGGTCCTCGAACATGTCCAGCGGGGTCTTGGCCCCGTGCTCGGCGTTGGTGATGAACCAGTAGCGGCCCTGGCTGTCCACCTCGGTCACCAGGACCTCGTCCACCAGGCCCTCCAGGCACAGCTTCTCGTCCAGGAGCTTGCCGATGGTCTTGGGCTTGTAGTGGCCGTCGTCCTCGTCGATCGCCGGGTGCATGAGGAAGTAGACGACGGTGTCGCGGGTGGTCTCGCGCTTGGCGGTGCGCACGAGGTGGGAGAAGTGGACGGCCATCTTGGTGAACTTGTCGTACCCGCCCTGGTCGGCCTTGTCGAGGTTCTCGAACTGCATGAGGTAGCCCGCGTCGTCCACGACGTAGCACTTGAGGGCGTTCCTCTTGAGCGTCCGCTCGATGAGCCCGTAGTCGTCGCCGTCGATGGTCGGCAGGTACTTCTTGAACGGGAGGGCCTTTTCGGCGACGCTGAACACGCCGACCTCGCCCTCCTCGAAGTTGCGCAGGCTCGTGGTCTTGCCGGTGCCGGACTTGCCGAGCACGAAAACGATCTCGCCCATATCACCTGCCCGCCTTCGCGTTGATGCTGATGACCTCGTCCATGATCACGTCGAGGGACACGGCTATGTCGGTGATGGCGCACGTGCGGGTGGACATTCCGCCGCCCTGCTCCACCTTCACCAGCAGCTCGCAGTTGTCGGTGCATGCCTTGGCCCTCAGCGGGCAGAACCCGCCGTCGGAGTTGTAAGACGTTCTCGGCATTACTGCTCCCCTCCGAGCAGCCCCGCCACCGCGGCGGGCAGCTGCCCCTTCATGACCTCGGCCACGCGGGCCGGGTCGACCTTCAACGTGGTGCCGGCGAACCCGGCGGGCCTGCCGTGGTGGACGACCTCGGTGACCGAGCACCCGCCCGGCACCTCGCCGGTGGACCCCAGCACCCAGTTGGCGAAGTCCTCCAGGACGCCGTCCCGCTGGATGTAGGCGGCCATGGCCAGCGCGTTGCCGAGCATCCACTCGTCCAGCGCGCGGGCGTCCTCGACCACCACGTGGTCCTCGCGGGTCTCCTCGACGGCCTTGGACACCTTCACGCTCCAGGTGCCCACCTTCTCGCCGAGCAGCAGCGCGTCGCGGCTTTTGATGCCGTCGCGCTCGTAGGCCGCGCGCGCATCGGCGTCCATGCGCCCGCGCAGCCCGTCGGGGTTCTTGGTGGACACCTCGTCGGCGACGACCTTGTAGGCGGCCTGCGCGACGATCAGCCGCTCCATGTCCGTCCACTCATGCGCGGCCATCGCAGACCTCCCCGTCCTCGTCCACGGTGCCGCGCCAGCCGTCCTCGTCGCGCGGGTCCCACAGCTCGTCGGCCGCGGCCCACTCCTCCTCGGTGGCCTCGCGCACCGTGTAGGCCGGCTGCTCGCCGAAGCGCGCACCGGTCCTCGACCCGTCGGCCCACAGCGGTACGGCCACGACGGGGCACCTGTCGGTGCTGTAGCGCGCCCACTGCAGGTGGCGGCTGAACTTCTCGGCCTGCTCGGCGTCGTCGAAGGCCGCGACCGGGCGGTCGCTCTCGTTGAAGCCGTAGACCAGGTAGATCGCTTGCATCTGGTTCCTTCCTCTCCTGTCCCTCAGCCGAACACGCCCAGCGCGGCCAGCCCGTAGCAGGTCAGCTCGAACGCGAGCAGGCCCAGCGCGGCGACGGTGAACCCGAGCAGCGCCGGGTGGTCGTCCAGGCTCAGCCGTCCCACTCGCGCGCCTTGACCTCGCGGCTGCGGGCGTACGGCGCTATGGCCGACACGCGCACCAGCCGCTTGACGCCCTTGGCGCCCCGCAGGTGCGGTATGGGGTCGACGGGGTCGTCCGTCCACGCTT